GGATGTCGGCGGAATTACGCAGGCCAATCTGCAGAATGAGTTTGAAATAATCAAGACGGCGGACGCCAACACCTTTACCATAACGTCGCCGGCGGCGGCGACATCAACGGCAACCGGCGCTACGGCAACGGCAACCTACAAGATTTATTCCGGACCCGCCACGTCCGTTTACGGATACGGCTGGGGAATGGGAGCGTTCAACCAGACCGAGTGGGGCGATTCGCGCGAGGACATCACTGTTTCTCCCGTCGTCCTTGAATCCGGAAAATGGAGCCTGGACAACTGGGGAGAGGACGCTTTGGCGTGCCGGTTCAACGGTGGACTGTACACGTGGGACACGTCAGCGGGACTCAGCAGCAACCTGGCAGCGGTTCTCAGCAACGCCCCAACGACAAGCAGGTTCATGATGGTATCCGGCGATGACAGGCATGTTATTCTGTTCGGAACGGAGACAACGATAGCCACCAGCTCGACGCAGGACGACATGTTCATACGCTGGTGCGACCAGGAAAGCAACAACACATGGACGCCAACCTCAACCAACACGGCCGGTTCACAGCGTCTGACAAGGGGAAGCAGGATCATGGCGGCTGTAAGGAGCAGGGGTTCCGTCATTATTTTAACGGACACCTCCCTTTACCAGATGCAGTTCATCGGTCCTCCCTTAACGTTTGGATTCAAGTTTATAGCCGACAACTGCGGGGCGGTGGGAATGAACGCCGTGATTGACGTTGGAGGAAGGGTTTTCTGGATGGGAAGGGAATCATTCTTCGTGTTCGACGGGGCGGTAAGAAAACTTCCGTGCACCGTGCAGGATTACGTATTTGATGACATCGAGCCAAGCGCGCAGCAGGACGTATTCTGCTCCTCCCTCTCCGACTTCGGCGAGGTGATGTGGTTCTATCCTTCAAGTGATTCCGTGCAAATGGACAGGCAGGTGACATACAATTACCTGGAAGATTCATGGCACGTCGGCTCACTGGCAAGAAGCGCGTGGACGGACCGAAGCGTGTATGATTATCCGCGTGCGGCGGAATATGACGCGGATGACACAACAACCGCCGTTCCAACCGTGTACGGGGCCACGGCCGGAAGGACGTTTGTATACAAGCAGGAATTCGGAAAGGACGCGGACGGAAGCGCCATGACATCCTACGTGGAGTCAGCTGACGTTGACATTGAGGACGGAGAAAAAATGATGTCAATACAGAGGTTCATACCCGACTTCAAGAACCTGTCGGGATCTATTGACCTAACCCTCAAGTTTCGAGACTATCCATCATCAACCCAAAGGACAAACGGTCCGTACGAGGTAACGACATCAACCAACAAGATTGACACGCGCGCACGGGGACGACAGGCCGCTCTCAGGATTGAAAGTGACGCCGAAGGAGATGACTGGAGATTCGGGACTTTCCGCGCTGAAATAAGGCCGGACGGAGGACGATAATGTTAAATTATAGCAATCCTTTCCTAACTCCTTTCGGAGGTTCAAGAAGCCAGTTTATGCAGCCTTTTCCTTCGATCATGCAGCCACCACCCCAGGCCGCGCAGACACCGGCACAGCCGGAACAGGACCAGTATGACTTCGCCGGATGGGCGGACAGGCTGGACAGGATTGAAAAGGGGATTGGAAGCCTTACGGAAGAGTTCAACAGTTTTCAAACAAACAGAGACAATGCTGCACAACAGCCAATGTCTTCCAATACTAATCCAATTTCCAATTCACTTGTATCAGGACTTGGATCCCTGTCATCCCCGCAGGACACGGGGTTTAATTTTGATCCGGAAGGGGGAAGCTTGATGAGCCAACTGGCAACGGCTTACGGTGGACAGACGCACAACGAACAGATGGGAAGAGGACCGGCAGGATTCACGCAGGGGTTCGCTGATTTTTTCACCGGGGAAGGATACTACGCTGACCCAAGAGGTACTTATACCGATGGACCTTGGAGCATTTCAGACAAGCCAATTCAATATGGGGGAGGGACAAGAGGTGGTGGAGTCTTAAATCCACATGGTTATCCTGGATCGTTTACTGGTAGTTTAGCAGAACAACTTCAGCCACTCATAAAACCAGTATCACAACCTGGAAAACCACTCATTCAATATCAAGGAAGACCAAATGACATGCAACAACCAATACAACAAGGTGTAGGAATTACAGGCCTCGCGGCCTATCAACAAAACAAGGGAGCGGGAATATAAATGTCAAAGATTGATCCACCAGTGCTGCCAACACATCCGGGCGCCAGATGGAGCGACAAATGGGCTGAATACGGAGAGGCTTATTATGAAAACAGGGGAGTGGTGACCGCTGACAAGTTCAACCAACTGGTCGACGCGCTTGATCAGACAATCAAGTCGCTGAACACCTCCTACACGCCGGAGCAGCTTCGCGAGGAGGCTGAGCGCATGTCTTTATTCACCCTACCAACATAATGAACGCAGAGTATAAACAAATACCCGTGAAAGGGATACTGTTCTACAGCAGGGAGAAATTAATAGAAGTGGCGCGAATCATAAAACCCGAAGGAGAACTTACTAATGAGGATCTGGAAGACGCCAAAAAGTATTTTTATGATTTTGGAAAGGACATGGAAAGATAATGGCGCGCCAAAATTACACAAACAGGACGGGGAAACTGGACTCGACGAGCCGCACGACCGTCTACACCGTTCCGAATGAAAAAATGGCTATAATACAAACAGGAACCGTGATGAATAATTCTGGCGACACGCCAACAATGACCGTCGAATTTGCCAATTCAGGCGGTACGAATTTTACATTCATAAACACTGATTCCTTTTCCGCCTATCAAAACAAGCTTATGCTTTCACGTCCTTTTTTCCTGGATGAAAAAGAAAAAATTAATTTCACGGCGTCCGCAGCCGATAAGTTTGAGTACATCCTTTCCATCGCGGAAGTGGATCAGGGAGTGAACAACAAGTACATAAGTAAAATGGTGGACATGGATTCAACAAGCAAGACAACAATTTACACCGTTCCGGAAAACAGAACGGCCCTCATAGTGGACCTTCCTAGCTGTAATTATAGTGGAACCAACACTGGAAATAATTCCCTGGTTCTTACCAATGCCGATGGAACAGATTTTCTGTGGGAATTTGGAACTTGGGTGGCCAGCACCACGTACAGACATATTGTCAGAAGCTATGTTATGCAAGAAAAAGAAGCTTTGAAATTCACTGTTGCGGTGGCCGACAGGATTAATATTTTTGGCAGTTTTCTGGAAATGGAAAAGGCTGGCGGAACCGCTTCTGAATAATAATTCTTGCAAGGAGTGCATAAAATGAGTATAAAAGAGGACATAATCGTGACAGCCGGAAAACCTACGGTTTCTCCGCCGGACGTGGAAACCAAATCCACGGTCAAGCACGCCACAACAGGGGAGGTTTACGCCAGTGAAGAGGATGCGCAAACCGACATCGACAACCCTGCGACTGACACAACGGAAAATGACATAAGGAGGGACGTTTCAATCAGCGTGAACAAGCTACCCAACATACTAGGAGGAACATCGTAATGGCACCTCCAAGAATAAGACGTAAACTAGAAGATCAAAGTGCGGCGGCGAAGGCCAATGCTATAAGATCAAGAGTTTATCAAATGAGAAATGCAGACCAAATGGGAATAATGAATCCTAATTTAAGGGGACCGGCAGTGGGCAACACGGCAGGACGAAGACCATGGACACCAGGTTCAACGGGTAGAATGATATACTCCACACCCGAAGAAAATGAATTTTCTGGTGGCGTACTTCCAGGTCCAGGACAATACCAAAATCCATACTTCGGACAGAAGCAGTGGAACCCGGATGACATAGGCGGACAGACATGGGATGTCGATTACACTACTGAAGATCTTACCGAGCAGGAAAGACCAAGGTGGGATATATTAAATAGACTTAAACAACTTTATCCTTTTAACCGTGGCGGAATAGCGAGTTTACCATATGCAAGATAAACAGAACAGGGGAATAGGAGCCTACAGGGACCGACCAGGTTACTTCATGGGCGGAATGATTGGGGGCGCGATACTTGGCGCACTCGTCAACAAGATCCAGGGAAAGGACGTCAAGCGTGGTCTCGCATGGGGAGCACTGGGTGGAGCAGGAGGAGAATGGGCTACAAAAGCTTTCGGGCCAGGAAGTGGAAAATTTGTAAATTTTCTTAAAAAAGGATCTCCTGGATATAAAAAATTACCCTGGTATAATAAACTTCTCAGTACTCTAGGAACATCAATGGGTGAATATTCCAAATATCTTCCATCAGTAGTAGGTACAGGAGCCGGTTTAGGAATATCGCAACTGATGAGCGACCCCGAATGGGAAGCAAGGAAAATAAGGGCGGAGAAAGAACGGAGGCTTCGAGAGCAAATGGCAAGGAACCGTAGCTTTTACCCAAACTGGTACAGGAACCCCTGGACCGGCAATGAGATGAACCCGTATGGACTTAACACCGGCGGAATGATCAACGCGCGACAGGGTTATCCGGGTGGCGGATCAGCAACACTGGAATACACTGACCCCGACCTTTACACGCCAACCGGCGAAGGTGGGGGACCGAGTTCAAGCCCAATTCTTCAAATTCCTCTGGGACCGGAAGGATCATTCGCGGATGAATTTGAAGACCTGGATCTAGCCAGCGGTCCAAGTGGAAGTGACATGTCAGGATGGTATGAAATGTATGATGACTTGAAATCCAAAGGAGAGCTGCCGGACTGGATGGACTCCTTTGAGCTGTTCATGCAGAACCTTGACGTTCTGGACATTTCCCCAACGGACTTCTCGGCACGTGGTGGATACAAGACGAGACCTAAATACGCAGGTGGAGGAATGACTGATGCAGAAAAAAAAGCATATCAAGGATTACTTGATTCTGGATATACTGAAGATGAAGCTGTTAAAATAATTGAATTACACGGATCAGATTATGGTGGTCTACAAGTTCCGGGATTTTTAAAATCTCAAGCAGGAAAAGCTGAAGGTGGCATAGCTGATCTGGACATGACAGGTGGTGGAGCGTCCTTTGGACCAGGAACCGGAACGTCGGATGACATACCGGCGATGCTGAGCGACGGGGAATTTGTCGTTACGGCGAAAGCCGTTGAGAACCTAGGCGGAGGTGACCGCATGCTGGGGGCGAGGAAGATGTATCAAATGATGAATCAGCTTGATCCCAACTCACAAACACCGGCGGAGATGAGCGGAGTTGGATACGCCTAGTGGAGTGGAGATTCTTTGAAGAGGGTGACCTCGAATGGATTCTCAAGGTTACTAGGGACATGTTTGACGAGTCGGAATGGAGTGACGGGGAATATGACAAAGATAAGGTAAAGCGTTATTTTTATCATGTTCTGGATAATCCCGCGTTTATGTTTGGGATTATTACGATGCGAAACGAAAGTAAAATTGGGTTCATGACGGGATACATAACGCAGTTTTCTTTCATGAAGGACATCTTCGCGAAGGAAGCGGAACTGTACATAGTTCCATCCGAGCGGGGAAAAATGGGTGGACTGTTCATGATGAAAAAGTTCATCGAATGGGCGAAAAACAAAAAGGTGCGCGAGATTCATTTCGAGCCATCTGCAAACGGAGGCAACGTGAAAAAATTTGACGCACTGGCAAAAAAACTGGGAATGAAAAAGGAACCAAACTACAGGATTAAACTATAATGGGCGGATCACCGGAATATTCGGAGTCAGTACAGTATACAGGCGAAACCCCTGAGATAATGGGCCGTAAGCTCGGCCTCATGGACGCGGGATTTGCGCTGACAATGGGCAAGGACGCGTACGAAGCCAAGCACGGAGTGGGATCATGGGACCAAAATTTTCACGGCATGCTTGGAGAAGGCGGGCGACAGGAAATTCCACAGCAGCAAATAGCGGGATTTTCGGACCTTCAAAAAAGGGCGCAGGCAGCGACCGGCGCGGAAGGGGGAATCGGTGGATACCAGCAGTATCTGGACAAGGCCCAAGGTTACATGGGCCCCGAGGCATACCAGCAATTCCTTAACCCCTATCAGGATTACGTGACAAGAGGAATCGAGGAACAGTTCGGAAAGGCGCGAACGGCGGCTGACGCGCAAGCGACAGAGGCAGGCGCGTTCGGAGGAGCGAGACAGGGACTTCAGTCAGCGGAGCTTTCACGACAGCAGGCGGAAGCCGTTGGAAGTTCACTGGCACAGGGTTACGGGCAGGCGCAGCAACTGGCAGGACAGGCGGCACAGCAACAGCTGGGACTGGCAGGACAGACACAGCAAATGGGAATGAGCGACATTTCGGCGATGATGCAGGCCGGTGCGCAGCAACAAGGGCTGACGCAACAGGGCTACGATGAAGCGTACAGAAGGGCACTGCAGCAAATGTATGAACCTTACCAGCGACTGGGATTTGCATCCGACATCGCGCAGGGCGCACCGACAAGCGCGTCGGCGCTGACGATGGCAACAACGCCGCAGGCCAACCCAATATCACAGGCGGTTGGAGCCGGCATCTCGGGTCTAGCGCTTTATCAGGGATACCAAAACATGGCTAATCCTGGTACGACACCAGCAAATTAAAGGAGAACCATGGCGGGGAACACTTTAAATAGGCCTCTGTTCAAGACGGGGCCACAGGGGGACATGCGACCACAAATGATAAGTGGTGGCATATTCAATCCAAAGAACTGGAGATGGCCTTTTCCAAGACCAGGACACCAGTACGAGATGTTCAAGTACGGGGAAAACGTCCCCACTACGCAGGTAGATGAATTTGGTCAAGCCAATACCATCAATACCCAAACGGTAACCCCAAAGAAAAGGTATGACGTTGAAACCAATGTGTATGGACAGCCCATAGATAACCAGTTTTATCAGTACAACCAACCAAAAGTAAAACCTTCCCCTATTTTTGAGACAACTCCTGGCAGAACGGAAACGGACATGTTCGGTGCCACTACGACCACTGGAGGTGGAACCAAAGTTAACTGGGGAAATTTATACAACGCACCATTCACCAATTTCGGAACCATAAAGAAAAGATGGGGAATGATGTCCCCAGAACAAAAGAAATCTACTATAAGAAATGTCATCGCTACTGGAACGATTTGGACCATGCTCCCTGACTGGATGAAGGATGATCCTGTGGCGAAGGAGATAGAGCAATCGGATGTCAGCGAAACGCTTGAGGAACTTGGTCTTCCAAAACCGGCTATGTCTTACGAGGAAGCGACAGCGTGGGGACCGGAAGGGGACCCTTCAATCATAATGGCTGGCGCGGAGGAATACGCCAAACTGGCCGATGAGGAAATAGAAAAGAAGAAAAAGGAACTGTCGGAGGAAAAGAAAATCCTTGACTCAAGTTCCAGCCAGACCCTTACAACTGATGATCCAGGCGGACGAATGGAAGAATTTGCTGACCTGTCAAGGGACGCAAGAATGGATGAGGAAAGCTCTGAATCGGATGCTACGGGTGGAGGTCCAATTGGCATGTTTGACTTGATTTCAGAATATCTGGGACAGGACACGGAGGTCGACACAAAGGGAATTGAAGAGACAAAGGCGGAACTGAGATCACTGATGGGTGACGAGAGCAAGATGATGAACACCATGATGCTAATGCAGCTTGGACTTTCCATGATGTCAGGAACCAGCAATCAAACAGGATTAGGGGGATTCCTTGACATTGCAAGCAAGGCGGGAAAGGAAATCCTTCCGATCGCGATGCAGAACCTGGCGAACAAGTCCAAGATGGAAAAGGAACTGGCACTGGCGGCGTACGACATCGTGCGCGAGGAGCAAAGCACAAAGAAAAAAAGACTGAGCGACATACAGGATTTCTACATGAAGGAACTGATCAAGAAGGAATTCGAGGGGAACGAGCCGAAAGGAACGCTCCGTACCGTCATGAAAAAAGAAATCATTGAGCTTCCTGACGGACAGGAATTTACACAGTGGAATCCAATTGATCAGGTTTTTGACAAGGGTGAGCGTGCGGCTTTCTATCTGGACATGAGCAGGAACGGCAGCAAGGAATTTGGAATTCTACCGGGTGATTTGCGGATCGCAAGTGACTTGGACGAGGCGGCGGCGTCCGCAGGAAACGATCCCTATCAGGGAGACCTAACAACAGCACAACGCGGGGAACACCTGGCGTTGGCGTCTGTTTTCGAGGCAGCGTTACCTGATGCAATACACCTGCAAATGGGTCCGGGAACTGGATTATATTCCGGCAATCTTAGGACTGGCGGTGCGGGTAACATGGAAAAATATCTGAGAACAGGAATTAGGGAAGCTTCACAATTCGCCGATACTTTTGGTCTTGGCTGGTTGGATAACTACTTTAAGGGCATGGAAAACGCCAGTTTGGCGTCACTTGACGTTCAAATGAGCAGAGGCATGATATTTTCAGGCGGAGTTGCCAACAAGGCTTCCAACTATTCAACAGGAGACAAGGATCTTTACGTTGGGGAAGGAATGGGTCCTGACGGTGTAATGATGCAAGGCGAATGGGCAACGGATAAGTACGTAAAGAATTTATTCAACAATCCAACACTCGATGTTGCCACCATGATGCAGAACAGGTTAGGATTCCTAGCCGCTCGTTTGAAGCAGCCAACTGGCCGTCTGTTGGCGGATACGATTAGGCGTTCAATCGAGGAAGTCAAACTTCTTGGATGGGGTGCCGGTGATCCGGAACAGGTTTCACACAGGTTGCACCAGTTCACAAAGGATTTATACCAGCAGTATGTCAAGCATTCACTTCTTGGCGGAACAAGAATCACGCAGTCATGGGCCGTGGATCCTACCACTTACGGGAAGGAACGAATTACAATCAAGGACTATCAGGACGCTTATTACGATTTCATTGGAGGATCGGAGAACAGCCCCAACCTTCCAATTGACATGTCATGGGTGCAGATAGACGGAAAGATCAAGAGTTCAGCCCCAGCCTACCAAGGCACATCCGGCGAAGAGCTGGACGTGAAGGGACCTGTTAACTTTTTTAACATATATAACAAATGGGCACCGGAGAAAAGCCAGTCATTTTCCGGGAAGACATACACAGGAGGACCGTAATGGCCGACGAAGAGGGAAGAGTAAAACTGAATCCTATTTCCATAAGCCAGCTGTCAAGTTTGATTTTTGGCAAGGGAGCGGCTGACCCTAAGAAAATAGGTCAGAAAGGCGATCCTGAACTGGAGTACCTAACGGAAGGCAATGTTCCCGTCTCGGAAGCGGAGATGAGAATCAGGAAAATAAGAAAGAAATTTGGTGATCAAAAGGACGAAATTCTGGGGGGTTTCTGGGATTCCGTAAAGGGTGGAGCGCAAAGCGCATATGATTTTTATAATTACGGACCGAAAGGTCCACCACAGGAAGTAGCAGTTGAACGCGCCCAGAAGGCTCAGAAGGAACTGGAAGAGATAAGATTAAAAGAGTCAAGCGAACTCCTTAACGAGGAGAAACTTAAGAACCGACCTGACATACGTGATGTTCGTTCGCAAGTAACGCAGATCATTGCGGCGGCGGAAAAGAAAGAGGAATTGAATCCAGGATCAGTCAACCAGAATGAACTGGAAAAAGACCTCGTTCAATTCGCATATTCGCAGGGGTACACGCCGCGTGAAATTCAAGGCGGACCGGACGTGCAGGCGAATACAATGCCTGATCCGTTCGGACTGGCAACGACGAGTCCTGACCCTTTCCCTGAAGCAAGAATCTGGGGAGCTGAAATGCCAGCGTCCATAGCCGGCAATATACTGGGATACAAGATTGGAGCGAAGGCGTTCGGCAAAGGTGCCTGGAAAGGTCTCCGTTCTACACCGGGTCCTTGGTTTGCAAGGATTGGTGGCGCGATGGTTGGAGGATTCACGGCAGTGATGGCAGCCAATTATGGATACGAGACGGCACTTGACATCATGAACCAAGCGGATGTCTTCGGCGACGAGGGAATCAACAGACCGGACAAGAAAGAAAAATTAGCGCAGGCTATGAACATGGGCGAACTGGATGCCAAGCTTACTTTAACAGCAGGTGCGTTTGTTCCAGCTGTGCAAATGTTTAGAAACCTTACGCGTGGCGCGTTGGGCGCGGGAAAAAATGAAATGCGATTGGCGGAACTTTCACAAACCCTAAGCAAGAAATTCATGAAGCCAGGAACGTATTCCTATCCTGGACTTGGAAAATTTACAATTACGAAAGAGGGCGATGCAATACTAGGCATCTCTGATATCTCCAGATTTGGTGGTACAAGGGCAGTGAAGCAGGTTCTTGGAAAATTTCCAATCATCTCAGGTGGCATCACGGGCAACCTGCGTGTGAAGGCACAGAAACTGAACCTTATCATGCAGAGCATGAACGACGCAATGGGTCCTTACATGACTTACGCCAAGCTGTCAGAGATTACAAAGCCTGCGGCATTTGTGCGTGCATCAAAATACAATGAACACCTAGACGGACTCCGCAATGAGTGGATGAAGACCGCCGATTCATACGGCGATCTCGTTGTCATTGGTGGAGGAATAAACGACGCAAAAACGGTGGCAAAAAACTACGTACTCGCGCTGGAAGGAAGATTGGGTGTAGGATATGAAGGGAAAATACTTCCAACTCCAAAATCAATGCCTGTCAAGGATTACATAGAAAAGAATTTCCTGATGCAGAATGACGCAATAAGCTATTCCAGGGTGCAGGAGATACTTACAAAGGAACTTCCTGACTTGATGAAAAGAACCGGTGATGACGGACTGTCTATTCAGTTTGTTCAGGACCTAAAGCAGGCTCTTGAAAAAGGAATGGCAACGTCCCCCAAGAGCGCTGAAGTGCTCGTGGCAAAACAAGCGTTTGATGAAGCCTTTAACAACGGAAAGCTGTTGTTTGACACGAAGGTTGCAAAAGCACTGGGAATTGAAGGGATGGATATGTATGGCTACCGTGTCAAGATGCTGAAGAATACTGATTTTGCCGATAAGCTTCTGGATACGGCAAAGTTTATGGAATCACCAGAAGCGATGAAGAATTTTCACGCACTCGTGGGACCGGACATATTCCGTGCGGCACTGAGAAGGCATGTGGCTAATGCATATAATAATTCGTTAAAACCATTCAAGGGACAGTCAGAAATTGATTCCCTATTCCAAGGATTTGTTCGCGGGGTTGATGATCCTCGTGCATTTACGCCGAAGAATGTGGAAGGAGCTTTCGTGGATGTTGATGCATTCAAAAAAGCATTGGGACTAGCGGATCCAGGATCAAACAAATTCCAGACACTGGCGGAAGCGTTTAACATTGCGTCCAAGAGCTACAAGCCTGGAAGCAAGCTTCCCAAGTGGGCCAGCACTGGGTCTTCCGAACTGATTGACGCTGGCGCAAACGCGGAAACCGTAAGGGTACTTAGCAACGGAGCAAGAAGATCAAGCACTGTGGCGCGTATGCCTACGGCGCAGGAATACCTTGAATTTACGCAGGTGTTGGAGAAAGCATTTGCCGGTGGAGTACCTGACATTAGCACATTCATCGCAAGAAGGGCGCAGATCTCAGGATTGCGTGGTGCCTTAAAAGCCTTTACTCCTGGAGCAAAATCCGGAGTTGCAGGTTCTGGTGCCGGAGCAATGCTTGGATCTTCTCTTTTCTCCACTGTCCTGTTCTCATTAATAGCGAGACAAACAGGTAAAATACTAACCAACCCAGTCAACTTGAAAGCGTTCCAGTACCTGTTGAATCCAGCCAACCCCAAGAATTCAATCGCTGCGGCGAGGGCACTTGAAGTAATTGGACTTAATTTCAAGACCGATCTTGATGATCTTGACAGAACGCTTGCCAGCGTAGAAGCTGAGCAGTTGAGAAAAAATGATTTTCATAATCTTAAGTCAAATATCAGTCAGCCCATGACCAACAATGAGGAAATGATCAACAAGTTTCAGGAACAAAAAGAAAAGATCAATCAGATGAACCAGCAAAGAGAGTTTAACAAATTCCGTGAGCAATCCATACCGCCCACGGTTGTTGGAGCCAATGAGGCTCCTACCTCGCCAACGTCTACGGCAGGTTCGCCTGTCGTAGGCTCTTCTATCGCGGGAAGCAACGAACTAAATCCTGCGGCGGCAGCGGCTCTTTATTCTGGAAACACTGACGCGGCACTGGCCAACCAGTATGCCGGTGGAGCTTTTGGACAGCCAACTGGCCCAGCAAATCAAATGCCTAGAATGGCGGCAAAAGGAGGCATCATTTCATTGGTGAGTTAACATGGCAGACGAAAAAATGACACAGAACCGCGAGGACATCATCAGGATCGAGGGACACCTGAAACTGATCAACCAGAAGCTGGACAATCATATCTCCCACATCTCTGATAAAATTGACACGATCTTCAGGATTGTGTGGACAGTCTCGTTCATGCTACTTGGATTGATTATCCGCGTGGTTTACACGGCGGTAATGTAATGAACTATGACAAACTTCTAGAGTCAGTAAAGAAACACGAAGGGTTCAGGGACCACGTGTATCTGGACTCACTTTCCAAGCGCACCGTGGGCTACGGCCACCTCTGCGTGGAGGACCACTGGGAGGACGGAAAGAAATATGACAAGAAATATCTGGAAGGGATCCTGGAAAAGGACTTGCAGTACGCCATCAACCAGGGAGAAGGCATGTGTCGGGACCTGAAGATTTCTGATGACGCAAAATTCCTGATAATTGAAATGATTTTTCAGCTTGGGAGCGCCGGTGTCCAGAAGTTCCGAAAGATGTGGGAGGCTTTAAAAGAGGATCCCCCAAATTATTTCGAGGCGCATGTCCAGATGCTGGACTCACGATGGGCCAAACAAACACCCAATCGTGCTCATGAAATGGCCGAAGCGATGCAAAACGCTGGATAAATTTTAATTTCTGTGCTATAATGCGGCGTGGAATTAATAAAGAAATATAATTACGCAGATCTTAAGAGGAAAGACGGGGACGTAAGACTGTATCTTACACCGGATGGTGAAAGCTTACCGTCCGTCACGTCCGTGCTTAGCAAGACAAAGGACCGCTCATTCCTGAAAAAGTGGCGTGAAAAAGTTGGCGAGAAAAAAGCCGAGGAAATCATCCGTGATTCCTCCCAGATTGGAACCGCGCTCCACCTATATATAGAACATTATACGAACAAGCATCCCTACAAGGATATCACCAAAATAGGCATACAGGCCGAGAAAATGGCCAAAAAGATCATAGAGGAAGCTTTCTCCGACATCACGGAAGTGTGGGGATCTGAAGTTCACTTGTATTATCCTGGAAAGTACGCAGGAACGACGGACATGATTGGTCTCTACAAGGGACGGCCGACAATCATTGACTTCAAGCAGACGAACAGACCAAAGAAGCGCGAGTGGATACAGGACTATCTCATGCAGCTATCGGCGTACGCCATGGCCCACAACAAGCTGTTTGGCACCGATATAGACCAGGGTGTCATTCTCATGTGCTCACGTGACCTGACGTTTCAGAGATTTGAGCTGATGGGCGAAAAGTTTAACCGCGCAGGTGATTCCTTCATGAAAAAACTTGACTTATACCTACAGACTCTTATATAATACACACAGGATGCCATAATGGGTCCTACTAAATCTTGCTTAACAGGAGGTAATTATGAACGAGCTAGATATTATACGTAACCATTTTCTTGGTTTTAACAATGACTTTTTTGACAGTTTCAGAACAGTCTCAACCTACCCACCATACAACGTAAGAGAAAAGAATGACCTAGGTGTCATTGAATTTGCCGTTGCGGGGTTCGCTGAGGGTGATTTGACAGTTGAGGTAAAAGACCAAACTTTAAAGGTTTCGGGGTGTAAGGAAAAAAAATCCGACGGGCAGCTTAAGCACGAATCGGACTTTTATCACAAAGGAATATCGGATAGAACTTTCCGAAAAAGCTTCAAACTTCATGAACATATTAGAATTGATGGAGCGGAGCTGAAGGACGGACTTCTTAAGGTT